TTACGAAGGATTGCAATTTCAAGTCCATCCTCTTGAAGAAGGATTGCGTTTGCCCATGCCTCCAGAGTACCTGCATTACGGAAAAATCCCTTTTTCATCTTATTCGCCAAAAGATTGAAGTTAATCGTATAAGACGAACAACTGAGAGTTCCTTGCCATTCCAATGCAGGTAATTCAGTAGCAGTTAAGCGTCCAAGGCCAGAAACACGTCCACGGCGAATATTCTCTGTAATTCGGACATTTTTCATTTTTCCAACCGTTACGCTATTTATCTGAATAATCGCTAACGGTGCGGTCATTGCTCTTTCTGTATCCATTGTATTCTTCTTTTTAATTCGTTAAACAATTTAGACAGTAACATCCAAATCCAAGATATTTCCTGTAAAGAATAACTTGTTAACAGGAAGGTTAGCTGTAAAGTCGTAAGTGATATAGTAGTCACTGTTCTTTGCCGTAACCTTAACATTCTTCCAGTCGATTATCAGGTTGTCACTATCCGTACTTGCAGTTAAAGACTGGAGTTTTGTCTCCACGAAATTCTTAACCGTCTGAGCAGATGCCTGGGCAGCGGTCTTTCCCACGAAACGTGCTGCAGCATCAACAATCATTTCCTTGTTCAACTGAGCCTTAATAAGTTCAACTGAAAGTTCCATTGATTGTCCATCGTTAGCAATCATCTTCTTATTATCCTGAAGCGTAGTAACCCCTTGGTTGATACACCAGTACCCTGATACGTTACGAACATGCATGATACCAGCCTGTAAAGCCTTCTCACGCTCTTTCTTCTTCAGGTCATAAGCAAATGCCTGATAACCTACTCGCTGGAAAGTTAAAGGCGTTTGCGGTGCGCCACCTGCACAAAGTCCTATAATCGTAGCAGCAAGATAGATGCTTGATAACTGTTTTGTTCCGTTACCATCATCACGGGTTACAATTGGAGCACCGTGAACAACTACAACCTGACTGCTATTGTAGTATTTAGCAATAGCCTGAGAAGTGTCTGACTCACCCAATAAGTCGTCATCGGAACTTCCGCCAGGGATTACCAAGAACTCCGTATATTTGAAGTCATTCTTAATAGCAGTAAACAATTTACCAGTAGTTGCAGCATCTATGCCCTTTCCTACGGTAGTGTTTGTAGCCAAAAAGAACGAAATATCTAACTCACTTATTGCCTCCAAAATGTCGGCATACTCCGTATCAGAAAGATACTTCGTTGTTCCGCCAGACGCTGCTGTAAGCGCAACAGCAGAAAGTTTTTGAGTTGTCTCTCCTGTCATGCTTACTACGAAATTGGCCAAAACGTACTTATCTGCACGTGCCCATTCGTAAAGTTCTCCAAGAGTTGAAAACTCTTCACTCTCGCTAATGAGGTTTCCAGATGCCTGGTCATAGGAATAACTACCAAACGGCTCGCCATCGGCATCAACGCCCATATAGTTGCCTTTGTAAATCTGACACTTAAACTTTGTAGCATCATCAGTACCAGTAACGATACGTGCCGCATAACCAACTTTAAGCACACCGTCATCGCTTAACACACCGTTGCCAGCCGTACCCTCATTCTTGCATTTAAGAACAAGAGAACCAGTGCCTGCTTTAAGAACGATACTTGCACAGGTAGTCGTGGCTGCACGTGCGTAGTAAAGTTTAGGTGCGCCAGCCGTGCCATCCATAGGTGTAAAGATTTTTTCAGCAATATCTCCTACTAAACCACCACCCATGAATGAGAGAAAGTCCTCATAATTGTCAAATTCGTAAACGGATTTCAAACCCTTACTGAGTTCACCGTTCACGCCAGAGCCACCTGCAAATTCGTAATCACCGTTAATAGCAAGCCCAGTATCAATAATCATAACGTTACCAAACTCGCTAACGTTTACGACCGATGTAGGGTTATAGACGGTGACCGCATAAGCACCAGGCTCAATGTAGTTTTTTCCGTGAAAATTTACTACTGTTGCCATTTTTCTTTTATATTAAAGTTAAAAATTACTCAATTCAAAAATATAATACTTGTTATTGCTATGATTGTTCTGTAATCTCATTACATCTTGTACAAATATCCTTAATATTTTCCAAAAGATGACCCTCAATAATTATTCCCTTTATTGCTTCCTTACGAATAAGCTGAGGAACCTTCAACTCATAATTAAAGTTTAGATTGAGAACTTTATGAAAAATACCATTGGGCATCATTTCATCCCTAAACATTACATCATTACCCGATATTTTGTTAAGACGCAACCCCATAATCTCCAAGTGAGGTATAATCATAAGCAGCATGCACTTCAAAACATGATAGACTGTAAGAACCTCGCTGCTGTTATTACTGGTTATCATTACTTGATAGTTACTATGGAAATTCTGGGTGAAGAACTCTTGCAACCCCAACTCTTCATCATATTCATCGCCATATCCTTCATCTTGACCAACGGCACTTTCCGCCGCTTCCTCCGAAGGTAAAATTATATGTAAAGAAATAATCTTCGCTACTTCAAAATTATACCCAAAATTTACACTGAGATTTCCCCTGTCAGTAAATATCTTTTTTGCCTGATTAAAGAAATTCCAACGGTTCATCCTTATAGGCTTTCCGTCTATATTCTCACCAAGCAGCTTATAGAGAATAGTCTGCGTTTCATCCTCTTTCTCTGTTAGGTCTTTTCGGATATATTTAACAATGCTTTCCAGGGCATTGTATATAATTACTTCTGGTAAAACTATTCCTGTCATAATATTTTATCTAAAAATTCGGTGCATTGATTTTCAACTATTGTATTAACATCTGTTTGCTCAATGGCTTTTTCCGCTAAATTATAGGCTCTGATCCCTTTATGTATCCACGACATTGGGTCTGAACGCTCTCCTGCCCTACGGAATGTTCCATAAGTATTTTGAACAACCTTATTATACGCAGCACTACGTTTCGTCAATCCTTCGTATATAGATGACTTATGTTGATATTCCGCATAAAGCAGTTTTCCAGCATCGTCCATAATTGCCGCACGGCTCTTGGGTACATCGTAGGGTGCAGGTATTTCTCGTGCTGTAAGTGCAACACCCCTTGCCCGATGAACCATAAGGTCATAGATTTCCTGAGGCATTTCGTTTGCAAATCCAGCTTGTCCCACTATCCCTGGAGTACCGTAACGGAATGGAATTGTAAGGTACCAATCACCACCTGGATGGACTACGTTACCTTTTGCGTTGTAAACAGGAACAGTATATTTTACCCACTTGGAGTTTTTGAACCCCTCTTTCATATCGAAAGCGTCAGCTCCCGACTCAATCATTGTAGGTAATACACCTGTTAAGATTATTTGTTTCGCAAAACGCCCCTTGTCAACAACATGAAGATTTTGTAGATATTCAGGAACCGTGGAGTGTAATTCCTTTTTAGCCAAAGCCTGCCACTTCGTATAAATAGCAGCCGTAACTGCCTTTACACAAAGTTCCGTCATCTGGTCAAGCGTTTTAGTTTGCAGCCCAAATTGGGATTTTAAGCCCGACAAGTCGATATTTATAGGACTTGGCATATTTTCTCTCCTTTTATTCTGTCACTGTATTATCTACTACTTCACGACCCCAAATTTGGTTATCGAATATGTAATGGCTTTTACGGCATTCGCAAAGTATAGGCATATCCGTTAGTTGGTCATCGCTGTAATTACATCCTTTTTGTCGCACACGCATAAGTTCCCGATTAACATCAAGAACGTGATATACAGGATAATATGAATATCGTATCGAAATAGAAATATCAGGTGTTTTCTGATTAACATCCGTAACTTCTACTTCATCAATAATACTTTCATCAAAAACTATCCGATTACCCTCAACCGTATATTTACTTGCGTTTAACGGCAATAATTTTTTATCCGCTCCAGTGTAAAGAAATATATTGGAAATATCCAATGGTTCATAGATTGGATATGCCACAAGTTCACCGTTAAACATCACTGGGCGTAATACCTCGGAATACCATGCCAATAGGTCATCCAGAATAATCCTATCCATAAAACCTACCTTATCAACTGCTCTCGTGGTAATACGTGCCGTTCCTCGGTTTATCTCGCCTATGTCAGAGTTACGCCTTATATTCACCATAGACTGGCTTATAACTCTTGTTTCTCGCTTATCTACGAAAAACCATCCTCGCCCCATGCAGTTAGGACACGTTACGCTGGATGCTTGACCTGTCGCTCTATCAACACAAGGACAACGAAGGGCTTTCTCTATATAGGCATGATAACCGTTGTTCCAAATAAGGCTGTTGAACTTACCAACATCCCACATTGGTTTCGGTAACTCCAAAGATGCTCCTGTTGAAGCAACTACTGGATGTGTCGTTAATATGCTTTTCTTCTCACTCATATCACACTACTGTCCACGTTAAGCC